TGCCATCCTGCACGGTCTTGTCCTGCTTGCTCTTGTCGTTGCCGTCCATGAGTGTTTTCTCCTTGGCCGAAGCGGCCACACTGGCCGACGTGTTGCCGTCGGCACCAAGATCGACGAAGCTGATCTCCCCGAGCGTCGCCCTGCGGACGACGTTGACGGGACCGGAGAACTCGCGCCCGTTCACCAGAACGGACTGGTTCTCCTTGACGAACTCGAATTGGTCGACCGACGCCCCGATGCTCGCCTGCCACGGGAAGCCGTTGCCCGCCGAGACGACGATCTCCTTCGCGGCGGCGGTGTCGCGGGAGACCACGCCGGCGGCGATCAAACGCCCGTCCTGGACGCGGATGCTGTCGGAGTGGCCCACGCCGGCGGTTACATCGTGGCCGAAGCGGATGGGCCGGGCCTGCGAGGGGATCGCAAGGCCCGCCAGGTCGACGACGACCGGGTAGCGCCATCCCGCGATCCGCATCGGCCCGCCCGTGTAGGCGACCATCGTGAATCGCGGCAGGCGCGGTTTGCCGTCCTGGCCAGCGCCCTCGGCCGCGGCCTCGATGGTCAAGGCCCCCGGCTCACTGACCAGGTGCAGCGGAGCGCCCGCGTTGGCTGTCGCCGGCCGGTCGGCCTGCTTCTCGCAGACGGCCCGGCGCTGCTCAGCGTCGGGGAACTCATTGACCATGGTCGCGTCGGCCATGCAGCGGTCGATGAACTGCTCGCGGCTCTCGTTGGGTTGCTTTTCAGGCAGCGGCACGGTCTTCCTCCTCGTCTTCACGGTCGGGCTTCTCACCGTTAGGCGCGGGCGCTTGAGGCGCGGCCTGCGGGGACGACAGGCCCAGTTCCTTCATCAGGGCGACTTCCTTGGCCCGCTGGCGAAGCTCGGTCTCCCAGTCCTTGCCCTGGCGGGCATACTCGGCAGCCAGCGTGGTGGTGTTGCTGGCAAGGCGGCTCGCCTGAGCGTTGGCCTCTTTGGCCGGGTCGACGTGCTCGTGCCCGTCCCAGAACCACTGGTGATCCACGTCCTCCAGATTGTCAGGGCCGATGCCGAAGACTTTGGCCGCCTCGGACAGCCACGCCGCCAGGATGCGGTCGAGGACGACGATCTCCATGTGGGACTGCTCGACGCGGATGCTTTTGAAGTAGGTCTGATGGTCCAGGCGCCCCGAGGCGTAGTTGTAGCCGCTCGAATCGCACAGCGCGACGTTCTTGGGCATGTTCACGCAGCGGGCGGCCTCCCCGACCAGGCCCGTGCAGAATTCCGCAAAGGTGGTGGCCGGCTGTTCGGCCTTGATCTGGTACGGCTCCCACCCCTCCGGCCCGAACACGGCCATGTTGGGCGAGAACTCCATCTCCGTCATGGGCTCGACCTCCGCCGCTTCGCCGCCGGCGGGCGCGTTGGTCTTCATGAACAGGGCGATGTTGGCAGCTGAGCGGGCCGCGTCCAGCACCGCCTGGCGGTACTGCCGGAGCTGACCGAACAGCGGAATGGCCGGGAGGATGTCGGGCAGGCCGCGGGACTGGCCCGGCCGGTCGGCGCGGAACCAGTGGATCATGCTCTCGGCCGGGACGCGGTCGAACTGCGTCGCCCCGGAGAGCGATCCACCGCCTGGGTGCCCCTTCAGCACGTGGTATTCCACGGGGTTGCCGAACTCGTCGAACACGATCCCATCCACTGCGCCGCTGTCGCCAGCGAGCTTTCCCGCCGGCGTGGCGACCTGGTCGGCCTCGATGAGCTTCAGGTCCAGCTTGACCGGCGACTTGAGGTTGTCGTTGCTGAACAGGATCGCAAACGCCTCACCGTCTTGCGCCCGGACCATCCGCATGGTGCGGAGCTTCTCGGCCAGGCGAACGGCCTTCGCCCACCGGGCGAACTCGACCTCGATGCTGTGGTTGGCGCCCGCGTTTTCACCGTTGTCCAGGAGCATCTGGAGCCGCGGGCCCGTGCCGACGACGTCATTGGCCAGCGTCTGGACAATGCCCTTGAGGTAGCAGCCGTTGCCCACCTCGTAGCGGGCACGGTTGCGGAGGGTACGCCGCACATCGGCATTGGCGGCTGCATTGGCCGACAGTCCGTCGGCGTTGGCCCAGTGGCGGCGGTTGTCGGGCGTGGTCTGGGCGGCATCGTACTTCGCGCGGATTACCACGACCTGCCTCGCAGGCGTCCGTTCGCGTCGCTTTGTGAATGGCCACCAGCCCATGTGCTTACACCGTTCCCGGCGGGATGATCTTCACCCGCGTCAGCGCCTTGGCCGGGTTCTTCGCGGCCCTCTTGCTGGCCAGGTACTTGTCGCCGGCGATCTGATCGGGCAGCGAGTGCTGCTGGACCGTCACGCCATCGGCGCTCGCCTGCTTGGGACCCTTTGCGTTGGTCTCAATCGCGCTGTCCAGATCTTCCGCCATCGTTCACCTTCACTCGCGGGAGCCGGAATCGAACCGGCGACCTCGTGGGTATGAGCCACGCGAGCTGCCGCTGCTCCATCCCGCTGTAACGCCCAAAGAAAAAGCCCCACCTCCACACCTGTACAGGTGAAGGTGGGGCTTCAGCTTCGTCTCCGAAGGCTCAGGGCTGGCCGGCCCTGTTCCTTGGGCAGTATTCGATTGTCACGCACGGCCGCCGAAGCAGTCGCTTCGATGGTGCATCCATTTTCCCACGCCGTCAGAAGCGCGCGAAGCGCAATCCCGCCGGATGTCTACCGCTAGACATTCACGAGGGCCTTTTCATCAAAGAACGCCCTCACGCGGGGCATCGTTGACCGCGGGATGCCGTACATCTTCACGCCGAAGCCGCCGAGGTCATCGTTGCCGGTATGCACGTGCAGGCCGTTCAGGGCCTCGGCGATGCGCTCCAGCGCGCGCCGCACCTTGCCCCGCGCCGCGGGACCGCGGTCGTCCAGCAGCCCGTCAGCCAGTTCCGCCAGCGACAGGCCAATCGGCTCGACGGGCAGGTTCTCCAGCACTTCCAACTCGAACTCATTCAGACCTTCCATGATCCAGTTCCCTTTCTGTAGTTGTGATCCGTCTCCCGCAGTTCCTGCACTCCCGCCGGCGGATAAGCGACGAGCCCGGCCCGCGGCGGGTGTAGATGACGTAGAAGTGCCGACAGCCGCAGCGGCGGCATTCCAGCCCGACGGCATCGGCGTCGGGCGGCCAGGACTTCCGCTGACTGGTAGCGGCGCCTGTCACCACTTCCTCCTCAGGTCTTCCTGGGTGTACCGCTTCCGCTCGCGGCGCGGCGGGGCCTGCATGCCCGGCTGCTGCACGCCGATCATGGAGGCCGCCGCAGCGCAGCCCACGAGGCAGTCCAGCCAGTGGTTGTCCGGGCGCGTGGGCCGGGGTTTCCATTCCCGCACATCCCGGCCGTGGCCGTGGGTCAGCGTCCAGGTCTCCGATCCGGCCACGTGCTCTGCAAACAGGGCGTGCTCGCTCGCGGACCTGCCGAAGAGCGTCATCGCGCCAGGCTCCCCCGGCGCGGAAGACAGCCGGTCGTGGACGAAGGCCTTCCAGTAGTTCGTGTCCACGCAGACATGGGGGAACTCGCGCGTGCCGGTGACGCTGGGCGAGTACCAGAAGTGCCCCAGCGTCCAGCCGGGCTTCCGTTGGTACATGCTGATCGGCCTGTTGCCGGCCTTGATGCCCACGCCTCTGGACAGGACCATCGCCGCGCCGCCGGCCCTGTGTTTGACGGCCGCGGCGATCCCGCCCTTGTACCCCATGTCCACCAGCAGCCTCTCGATCCGCAGCACACCGCCGCCACCGGCACGGGGCCACTGGCGCTGAAGCAGGTTCTCGACGAGCTTCTCCAGCCCCGCCTGGATCGCCCCGTCATCGCCCATGCCTGGAAAGGCCCTGCCCAGCGGGTTAGGCGGGTCCTTCTGCGAGAAGAAGCTCCTGCGCTGATCGGGCAGCGTGCCGTAGTCGATGACGAAGCCCGTGAAGTCATCCTGCCATGCGCATACGCACCAGTACAGAAGCTCCTTGTGGACGTCGATGAAGGCGGTGAGCCTGTTGCAGGCCAGCGGCGCCTCGCCCCGGGGGCGCCCGTTGAAGCGCTCGGCCACCTGAGCGGCCGTCAGGACGCCGGCGGTCGCCTGCTGGCTGGCCGGCTCGTTCTGGAATTCCGCGTTGAATGCCTCGTCGCCCATGTCGAACCTCCAGTTCATCGCGTGCTGAAGCGCGGACAACTCATCCTCGTTGTACCGGGCGCGCCACGCGACGTCCGACCCGGCGTCCATCGCTTCGCGGTGTTTGCCGTAGAACTCGGTAGCCTCGCGGCCCTCGTTGCCCTGTCGCAAGGACTCATCCCGGATGCGGCGGTACTCGTCCCAGAGCCGCTCATTCGTGGGCCAGGCGTTGACGAGCCTCGTGCATTCGCCCTGCCACTGGGGGCTCTTGCGCCGGTCCAGCACCCGGTCGGCAAGGTCGCCCTCGTACATCTTGGTGCAGGCCAGGAAGGCGGCGATCTTCTCGCCGGGACCGGCCATCCCCAGCACGTCGCCGTTGAGCAGGGCCAGGCGGTAGGCCGTCAGATCGGCCGAACGGGCCGACTCGCGCGTCTGCGGGTCGTCCAGGAGCACCAGCGACGGGCGGATGATCGTGCCGTCGGCGCGGGT